TAGCTTATTCAGCAAGTGTAAATGGATCAAGAATAGATGAGGTGAGAATAATTTCATTGGGAACAAATAATTCAACAGTTGTAAGATTATTTGTAAACAATGGACAAGACAATAACACTTTAACAAATAATAGTTTAATAGAAGAAATATTATTGTCAGGAACAGTAAAGTCAGAAATTGCAGCAATGCCCTTAACACAGATAGTTTTTACTAATGGACTGAACCTAGCACCATCGCACAGATTATTGGCAGTCACGTCAGTTTCACAATCAGATGGATTGCATATTACTGCAATGGGTGGAGATTATTAAAAATGAGCAATGGTTTTGTTAGACATAAAGTTGTTCAGTGGGTTTTTCCTGATATTCAAAGTCTAACGGCATATATTCCAAGAACAGAAGGCGTGTATGCATTAGATAATTATTCAGGGGATATTTATTTATGGAATGGAGACAAGTGGCTTTTATATGCTGATGACGTAATTAAATTATCAAAAAACAGAAGACCTGTGGCAACAGTATATCAAAGACTAACAACAGACTATAGGGCATATACAAACTCATATACTGAGTCTGTTTCTGGACGAGTTTCGGCATCATTACATCAGTCATATTATATGGACGTTGATATTAACGCATGCAATTTTGTAGAAAATATTAACATTTATGATGATAGATCATTTGTAAGATATAAGTCTTGTATCTCATCTTCAGTAGAAATAGATGGAAATGGATATGTAATAACAGGAAGCCTATCAGCAGGTTCTATGTCGGGAAGCTATTATACAGTTCCATCATTATCAATAGCATAAAAAATAAAAGGAAAAATAAAATGGATTTACAAAGTCACAATATGAGAATAGCACCTGAAGTTACACATTATGATAACAAAGGTAATAAAATAAAAACAATGACATATCCACCAGAAAATGTAATTGGTGAAGATAGCAATATAGAACTTACACTTTATGAGAAAGACGGAACTGTAAAAGACGTCTTTATTTTACCATTTAGAAGTTTTTCAGGAAACTGGGCTACAATTTTCAATAGTCGTGTTTATCAACTAGCAAACAACGTCACATTTATTGACACTGGTGGAACCAATAGGACTACAAATTCTTATAGTAATCTTATGTCATATACTAACTGGGGTGCAGTCAACCAGTCAGCCAGTGGTGTGGTTGTGGGTGCAACAGGTTCCACAGGCATTTATACTCAAAGTATAGACAGGGTTGCGTTAGGTGGACAAATAACACACGGGACAGCAGTTGGACAATTGACGCACGCAGCAGTAGCTATAGACAGTCAGGTCTCGGAAATATCGGGTTCGTATATGTTTTCAATATCACGAACATTTACAAATAATTCAGCTGGTAGTACAAACGTAAAAGAAGTGGGAATATATTTTTCAGCATATTCCACTCAATATAAATGGATGGGATGTCGTGATACAAAAGATAGTAATGGTAATGATATTAATGTAACAGTTGCTCCCACACAAGTTTTGACAGTAAAATATAATATTTATATTCCAAGACAGTCAGGTTTAACAAAAGCCGTTGCAGCATATTTGTTGTCTGAAATAAATGGTGGTGCTAACATTCCAACTGGATCTTCACAGCTAGTTCAAGATAACTATTATGAAGTTGCAACAGTTCCCAATAACTATGGTGTTTATTCACATTTTATGGGTGCTGGCGCTGCAATTGGCTGGAACGGCATTGTTCCCGGAACAGGGACAGCAACGGAAAGTGCATTTGCACCGGGTGATCTGTATAACTACATTACGCACGGAGTAGAAGCAGGTCAATTATCTTATGGTTCAAATGAATATGATGGTCTAGTAAAAACATATTCAACGTCTGGAAGTGCTGCTGAATGGAATGTCAAACGCACTTTTACAAATGCACACGCAAATCCAACTACAGTTAGGGAAGCAATGATAGTTTGTGGGGCAGATGTTGGTTATGCGAACAACACAAAATGGACTACAAGTACATTAAAATTTATTTACGCAAGAAAACTTATAGGTGATCAAACAATAGTTTCAGGTTCAACATTAGAAATTAATTTTAAATTTATGATAGAAACATAAAATATGAGTATAAAAAATTTGTCAAAATATATAGTTGAAAAAATATTGATTGATATAATTGATAGATCTGATATGCCACAAATTAAAGGTAATGATATTCCTGAAGCATTAGGCATTTTTGATAAATATGGTGTTCCGTATAATAGACTTGTTGCAAAAACAGATGATCTGAAACCAATTCAAAATGACTATATAAAGAATAAGGTCGATAATATTGCAAAACAAATAGATTCAGGAACTAAAATGAATCCAATATTCATATCAACTGACAATTATATTGTTGATGGACATCACAGGTGGTTGGCATATAAAAAATTATCAATGCCATTTATTTATTGCATTAAAATTGAATACCCAAAAATGTCAGCATTGAAACTGTTCGATAAAGTTTCTGACAAATTGGAAGAGCAAGTTCCACTAGTGTTTCCTGATGGGACTATTAATGGTGATCCAAAAGGTCATTCAGATGAAGATTTATCAAAATACAGAAAAAAAGAAAAACAATTGGGGGGTAAATCAGTGAATGAAGATGAATTAAATGAAAAATATATAGTTGCTGGCAAACATTTTACTGCAGTCAGAGATTTGGAAGATTATGATATTATGAAGGGAGACAGAGTAAAAATAACAGGGACTGAGCTTTCTGACGGATATTTTGGCTTAAAAAATTTAAGAAATAATGAAGAATTTAGAATTTATAGTTTAGAATTTATTAAAAATTTTAGATAGGAGAATAAATGAGAGTAATAGTTAGTGACACCCCAGGGACTGAACATGCAAATGCTGTGAGAGTTGCAATTTTATACGGATATAATGCATTTGAAAACAAAGCACAATTTTCTGATATAGACATATCAAATGATGTTGTCATAATGGACGGAGGTTGGAATTCAGCTGTTGATTATGCAAAACAACATGAAGAAGTTGTTGCAATTGCTCGTTCAACTTCAGGCATAAAATATTTCATTGACAAAGCAAAAGAAGCTTATCCAAGAGTTCAAGGGTTTGTTCCAATGGGAAGCAACGTATATACAGAAGTTTTTATATTCACTGATCCTCAACCTCCAATAATTGTAACTTGTGGATGTGGTGACGATGAAATAAGAAATAATACTGCTTACGGAAACGGTTTAGAGTTTTGGGACACTGATTGGACTTGGTATGGCGGAACAGATGCTTCTTCATTTGCAAACGGGTGGATATGTGGTAAAATGCTAAGATTGTATGATGAATTGAAAAAAATATACGGGGAACAAGCAACTTGGTGGCATGCAAGATCTTTATTGAGAAATCAGAGTTGGAGAATTGAAGCAAACAGACCAAGAGACACAAATGGGGAACCCGTAATTTGGTGCAAAGAAAATGGATACGGTCGCCCAAATTTGGATGGTGCACTTGATAATATGAATACTTTTGTAGCTGAACCAGATCCATATTTGCCACAAGTGTTGTTGGGTGATGTTGGAAATGTCACAGGTATACCGTTGGGATCTGTAAAAATTATGTTGCAACCAGTTGAAAATGCAATTGAATATGTAATTGTAAAAAATGCAACTATATTGAAAAGAATAAAAGCACAAGAAACACTTGAATTAATTGATAATCTAATGACCTATGGGACATATTTATATTCATATTATGCAATTGGTTCTACTGGCCAAACAAAAGAAAGCAGTAAAATTAGAGTAATATATAAAAAAGGAAATCATCCTTCTATCATATATTATAAAGAAGAAGAAATTAAAAAAATGGAGTAAAAAATGCCAAAATTGAAATTGAGAACATTTTTAAGAGAATATTCAGGAACTACAGCAACATTCAACAATATAAAATTTCAAATTTTAATTAAAATTGATAGTGAATATTGCAAAATTCAATATATTCCAAAATCAAATAATGAGCTAGTCAAAATAGAAAAAATTTATGGTAAAGAAAAAGTTGCTAAAAAAATACAAAGTCATATAGCAAATATATTTGGGACTACACCACTTGAAAATTCACAAGATGCAGGTTTTTCATTTACTATAAGAACATCATCAATTGAAGATCATATTTTACAAATGTTACTATAAAAGGAGTTATCATGGAAGAAACATTAGATCTTTCAGCAATGACTGCTGAAGAGAAAGAAGAGTTATTAAAAAAGCGTGCAAGAAGAAAAAGTGCCAATCCTATGGGCACAATTTATCCACAAAAAATTAGAGAGTTATTGGCAACAACAGATTTATCTCGACCTGTCTTCAAAGAATATGAAGAGCCAATAATAATGAAAGTTCCAAAAATGCCAGTTGTTTGTCCGCAATGCGGCAAATCATCAAATCATCATCTTGATCACAAATTTATGAGAACAAGAGAAAAATGTTTTGATTGCATAGTTGAAGAAGAGAATGAAATAAGGCTTGCTGGATTATGGGATGAATATGAAAAATGGAAAATATTAGAAAATCAATTGGCATGGTTAAAAGATGTGAGAGATGAAACTGATGATTATTTAAGAAATAATCTTAAAGAAGAGTTGCAGTTTATTAGAGAAGACGGTCAAATTGAAAAATGGGACAACCCAAATTTTGAAAGAGACAGAATTTTTATTACTGACAAATATAAAGAAGTTCTTAAAGTAATTGAAAAAATTGAATCAGAATTGGCTCCATTGAGAGAAAAATTTAATTACAATGAGCCTATGAAAAAAATAAAAGAGAAAAATAATGGCACAACAAGCACAGAAATCACTGAAAGAAATAATAGCTGAAGAATATCAGAAATGTGCTGTAGATCCAATACATTTTATTAAAAAATATTGCAAAATCATACATCCAAAAAGAGGTTTGATTCCATTTATTCTATATGATTTTCAAGAAAATATTTTAGCATCTTTCTTAAAAAAAGGTAGAAATGTTATTCTAAAAAACAGACAAATGGGAATTTCAACACTTTGTGCAGCTTATGCATTATGGTTGATGACATTTCACGAAAACAAATATGTGCTAGTCATTGCTACAAAACAAGATGTAGCTAAAAACATAATTAAAAAAGTTCGAATAATGTGGCAACATTTGCCTATATGGATGAGATTAAAATGCACTGAAGACAATAAGTTGGGACAAGCTTATGAAAATGGTTCAATGATATATGCTGGTACAAGTGCTAGTGATTCAGGTAGATCTGAAGCTGCAGCATTACTTATCATAGATGAGGCTGCATTTATTGAAGGCATGGAAGAGCTTTGGGGCTCGTTGCAACCGATTGTTTCAACAGGTGGTGACATTATTGTTTTATCAACTCCAAATGGTGTTGGTAATTGGTATCATCAAACATTTGTAAATGCTGAAGAAGGAAAAAATAGTTTCTTTCCTATTACACTTCACTGGACATTGCACCCAGATTATGATGAAGTTTGGAGAGCTAAACAAGATGTGGAACTTGGCCCAAGATTAGCAAAGCAAGAATGCGATGGTTCATTTTTAAGTTCAGGTGATAATGTAATACCTCCAGAAATTATTGAATATTATAATCAAACATTTGTTTGTGAACCAATACAAAAAGCAGGATTTGATAATAATGTTTGGATTTGGGAACACCCTGATTACAGTAGAAACTATATGATAACAGCTGACGTTGGTAGAGGTGATGCTGAAGACTATTCTGCATTTCACATTTTTGATGTTGAGTCATTAACACAAGTTGCTGAATATCAAGGAAAAACGCAAACTGCAGATTTTGGAAATTTATTAGTTGAATATGCAACTAAATATAATGATGCTTTATTGGTAATTGAAAATAACGGTATTGGTTGGGCTGTAATTCAAAAAGCATTAGATAGACAATATAAGAATTTATTTTACACAGAACAAAAAATAAATGTTGTTGATGAAAGTAAAATGAATAAAATCAGTAATAAGTTGCATAAACTAGAAAACAAATCGGTTCCGGGGTTTATGACAAATGCTGCAACAAGACCAGTAATAATTTCTAAAATGGCAGAATATTTCTTTGAAAAGAGTGTAACTGTAAAATCAAAAAGACTAATCAATGAACTTTGGACATTTATATATAAAGATGGAAAGCCTCAAGCAGCAAATAAAAATTATCATGATGACTTAGTATTAGCACTGGCTTTGTCGATGTGGGTTAGAGACACTGCTTTAAGAATGCGACAATTAAGAAAAGAATTGACTAGAAAAGCTCTTGATTCAATTCACATTGATCGTTCAAGACCTGTTTTTCAATTTATTCAACAGGGAATGCATGATCCTTGGAAAATGAAAATCAATGATGATGAAATAGATTTAACTCAATTTGTATAATGTATAATAAAATCATAAAAAAAATCATTAATGAACTTTCTGCTATAGACAGAGCAGAAGATATTGCATTGATGGCGCATTCTGGCCAAAAACGCAAATCAAGTGGCAAGCCATATTTTACTCACCCATATAGAGTTTATCAAAGAGCAAAATCAATGGGTTTGCCAAAAGATGTTCAAATAGTATCTATGTTGCATGATACGTATGAAGACTCTCCAAATAAACAATATGTTCAAAATGCAATTGTTAGTCAGTTCGGGAAGGTTGTTTTACAATTTGTTTTATTGTTGAGTCATGACAAAGCAGTTGCCTATAATGATTATGTGTTAAGATTAGCTAAATTGAGTAAAACTGCATTGACAGTTAAGTTATTAGACATGCTTGAAAATCTGAAAGACAACCCTACAGAAAAACAAATTGAGAAATATACAGGCGCAATTGACTTTTTGCAACAAAATGGCATATCAATTGATCCAAAAATTATAAAATTGTTTAACGAGTTTAAATAATTGTAAAAATCTAATATTTATTAGCATACATTTATTCAAATAGAGGTGTTTATGGCACAAAACTTAATAACGGAAAACGTTTCTAAACAATTAAAGAGAATGTTTTCTCGAGATGTTGTTGTTAGACGTGTTGGCCCTAAAAAATTAAAGGTAGTTGACACTTTTAGTTCTCAAGCAATGGGCTCATTGTCTACAAACTATTTAGGTGCTCAATATAGAAATTTGTATTCTTCACTTAATTATGGTTATAATCAATCACTTTCAATTCAATCACAAAGATTGATGTTATTTAGAGAGTATGAGTTGATGGATCAAGATCCAATTATAAATTCAGCTCTTGATTTATATTCTGAAGAAGCTACAGTAAAAGATGAATATGGCAAAATTTTAGCAATTAAATCAGATGATAAAGAGATTGCTGGCATACTTGACAATTTATTTTATGATATATTGAATATCGACTTCAATTTAATTCACTGGACAAGAAATCTCGTCAAATATGGCGACATGATGATGAAATTAGATCTTGCAGAAAAATTAGGTATTGTAAATGCAATGCCCCTTTCTCCGTATGGTGTAACAAGAATTGAAGGTGAAAATCCTGACAACCCTTATGACACACAATTCAGAGTCGACGGCCCAATTTTACAAGGAACTTATGAAAACTACGAAATAGCACACTTTAGACTTTTAACAGATTCAAATTTCTTACCTTATGGCAAATCAATGATTGAGGGTGCAAGACGTATTTGGAAACAACTTACATTGATGGAAGATGCTATGTTGATTCATAGAATTATGCGCGCACCTATGAAAAGAGTTTTCAAAATTGATGTTGGAAATCTAAATCCAAATGAAGTTGAACCATATATGGAAAAAATCATTAATACAATGAAAAAAGTTCCATATGTTGACGAACAAGGAAACTATAACTTAAAATATAATATGCAAAATATAACTGAAGACTTTTATCTTCCAACACGTGGTGGAGATGATTCTACTGCAATTGATGTTTTAAGTGGACTTGAATATAATGCAATTGATGATGTTGAATATTTAAGAAACAAGTTGATGGCTGCACTTAGAATACCTAAAGCTTATTTGGGTTATGAAGAACAATTGGGAGCTAAAGCTACATTGTCTCAAGAAGACATTAGATTTGCAAGAACAGTTGAAAGAATACAGAAAACATTGTTAGCCGAGTTTAGAAATTTGGCAATGGTTCATTTGTTTATACAAGGCTATAAAGATAGTGATCTTGTTAATTTTACTTTAGAAATGGCTAGCCCTTCTACAGTTTATGAACAAGAAAAAATTCAAATTTGGAAACAAAAAGCTGAATTAGTTGACACAATGAAGCAACAAAAATTTATGCCAATGGAGTGGATGTATAAAAATATTTGGGGCTTGGGTGATGATCAAATTAAAAAATACAAAGAGCAAGTAATTGAAGATGCTAAATTTGAATATAGAATGATTCAAATACAAGCTCAAGGTAATGATCCTGCAGATACTGGACAACATGTCGATGATGATGGAACTGTTAGGGGTTGGAATGATCCTGATCAAATTGATATTTCTGGAAAAGATCTTGGTGGAAATAAAAGTCAAAATTCTCAAACAGGGCAAAAAGATATGGGAAGACCTCCGGAAAACAAAACAACATATAAAACTGATCAGCATCCTATGGGTAGAGATCCATTGGGTCAAAAAGATGTTGAAAAATCAAATAAGTTATCAAAATCAAAGAAGTCTTTTAGCACAGAAACAATGGTAAATTTTAAAAAAATAGCACAAAAATATGATACTAGTAAAAAAATGTCAATATTGGGTGAACAGACTGAACTGCTATCACCTGATGCTATGAAAGATTTATTGACAGATGAATAAAACTTTATAATTTTTCATTTTTACATATTTATTAATATGTATATATACAGGAAAACTAAATGAAGACGAATATTACTAAAATAAAGAACAACAAAATTAAAAATACTGGTATATTATTTGAGACGCTAGCTAGACA